CTGAACACCCTTTTGAACACCATTGACATAGAGGCGTCCTTTGTCATCAGATTTGTTGCGAACATATGCAAGATGATACCAAGCGTTTGGAGTCATATCGTGGTCAACAGTAAGGTCTCCATTAGAGCCATTGCCGTAGCTACCCCAATATATAGAAGTAGCACCATAAGAAAGATACCACCGACCATCACCACTTGACCCACTTGTGCCTATTGGAACATTGTAATCGTCAATAACTGTTGGATATATCCATACCTCTACCGTAAAAGAGTTATCACCGAACCCAAAATCGTTGCTTGTAGGGCCTGTAAGGGCATCGCCAGTGCCATCAAGGCTACAACTCGCACCGTTTACCGCAGGGTCATACGCTGCGTCAGTTAGGATTGCGCCGAAGGCTGTTACGGATGGACTTACTACTGGTGTAAGTGTGTGGCCTGAAGCAGAGTTGTCAACAAAATGATTGCTTTGGCAGGCTAGCAAAACTGTTCCTGATATTGCGGTTAATGGACCTGTCGGAGGGGTAAAGTTAGATGTGTAAACCGCTGTTCCTTTTACAATCCTAAGATTAGAAATTAAACCATTAAAGCAGTTTGCATCTGAATTATCCCAATAGCCGCTAATTATAGCTGTACTAGCTTCAAAGGGTCCATCACTTCCAACGGAGCTAACTAATGTGCCATCTACATAAAGTTTAAATACGTTAGATTCATAAACTTGGGCTACATGATGCCAAGCACGATCTGTTGGAGCAGTTCCTGCAGATAGATTATCATTAAATGCTCCTGACCTCCAATCTCCATTATAAATGTTTAGACCAAAATGACCTGCATTGCCTGATCCACCGCCAAAACTTATTATATAAGAGTCATCTGAGGAGGGATTACCTTTATATAACATAAAACATTCAATCGTAAAATTGGCGGTTCCAAAGTTAAAGTCTGCATTGTCTTGAGGCAATGCCAAAGCACTGGTATTTTTAAAGTCCACACCCCACTCACCATCAGGACGAGCAAACGGGCCAAAGCTGCCCTGCTGTGCATCGCCGTTCCTTGTGACTGAGTGATTGCTTGCAGAGCCATCGTCAAACTCATTGTTGACCCCATTGTTTGCTCCATCAAAGTGAGACAGAAAATTAACACGATTGAACCCATCGTCTACTTCTGGAGGGGGAGGACCCCCACCACCAAAACCTAAAATATTATATCCGAAACCACTCATTAATTATAACCTCTATGCGTCATTCGCTGCGTCAGTAGTAAAGAATAACTTAATGCCCAACAAACGAGCATCACCACTTTGAGCGTCTGCTGAAACATCACGATTAATCTGAAAGAAACACATATCGTTTGCTGCGGGACTTCCCGCAATAGTAACTGCGCCACTTTCTACTGAAACCATTAAATCATTAGATGTACCAGAGTGAGCCAAAGCAGTAGTTGCTACAAGTGAGCCAAAGGCTGTGTTGATTGTATCATCATTAGATACAGCAATACCACCTAGCTGCCACGCAACAGTGCCTGTGTTGGTTCCTGTTACAGTCCAGAAAGGTTGGAATGTTACTGTGCCTTCGTTCCAACTCTTTGGAAATGCAACTGCAAATTGTGCAAACTCATCTGCGCCTGTCGCAAAGTCTAAGACCTTTAAGTCAGGACGAAGTGCTGTAGTCTCAACCTGAGTCAAGTCAGAGCATGGGTTAGTTGTAGATGGGTACATAGAAGAAGAGGGAACCCAGATTGTTTCTTTGCCAACTTCTTTAAGTGTACCTGCCCCATCAACTAAGTTAAGTTCAGCAGCAGTACTAGTTACACCGTCCAGAATATTTAACTCAGCAGCAGTACTTGTAACATTAGTACCACCAATATCTAGTGTAGTCATTTGTACTTCACCAGCGACAGTAAGTAGTCCGTCAGCTAATGTCATTAGATCAGTATCGTCAGTGTGTCCAATAGTTGTACCGTTGATAAGTACATTGTCTATATCTAAAGACCCGCCTGAAATAAGACCTGTTGTAGTAATAGCAGAAGCGCCAGTATCAATAGTGCCAAAACCGCTAGTAATAGAACCTGCATTTAAAGCACCTGTAGTAACTATATTAGAGCCACCAACACTTTTACCCGACATATACGTAGAAAGAGTATCTACTTTAGTCATTCTCATTGTGCCGCCATCGTTAGTCAGAAAGCCATCGCCATCTGCTACGGCTGTTGTGCCTCTGGCAGTGCCGCCGTCTATAAGATTAATCTCAGCAGCAGTAGAAGTAACACCATCAAGAATGTTTAGCTCTGCAGTTGTACTAGTAACACCGTCAAGTAGATTTAATTCTGTAGCTGTTGAAGTTACTGCTACATTCTCATTAATTTTAGGAGAGGTTAAAGTTTTATTTGTTAGTGTGTCTTCTGATACGAGAGATACTAATGTTGAGTTAGCTCCAGCAGGGAGCATAAGAGTATTTGTTACACTAGCTGAGTGAGGTTGACCAAATACTTTTTGGCCGTGGCTGTTGCTTTCACAGTTAAATACAATAGCGGCTGAGTTAGTATTGCCTCGTACAACTACTGTACCTGTGCCATTAGGTGCTAAGTCTAGTGTAGCATTAGAAGTTGTAACAATATCAGCACCATTCATGTCTAGGTTTCCACCTAGCTGTGGGCTAGTATCTTCTACAACGTTAGCTATATCTGAGCTTGAACCAGAGCCAGCAAGGAAAGTACTCCTAGTAATCTTTTTAATTCCACCGCCCGAAGTATCAAGGACTATGATTACATCATCATTAGCTGCAGTACTTATCTCAGATAGATCACCTATTGTACTATTACTTACGTCAAGAATATTTAGTTCTGCTGCAGTGCTTGTAACACCGTCAAGAATGTTTAACTCAGCTGTGGTAGATGTTACACCATCAAGTAGATTTAACTCTGCTGCAGTAGAGGTAACACCATCTAAAATGTTAAGCTCTGCTGTTGTAGCAGTTACTCCGTCAATTAAATTAAGTTCTGCTGTTGTAGCAGTTACGCCATCTAGAAGATTAAGTTCAGCAGCAGTGGAGGATATAGCTGTACCATTAAAATTAATAGCATCTAAGTGTGCTGTACCGTCTATGTAAATATCACGCCACTCTTGACTTGCAGAGCCTAAGTCAAATGTACTGTCTGTGTTAGGAATAATACTTGAGTTTACGTCAGCGCCAAACACAACATTATCACTAGCTGCATCACCAAGAGTAAGAGTACCGCCATTAAAGGTAGTAGTACCTGTTACTGTTGCATTACCTGCTACCGTAAGATTACCACCTACAGCTAAGTTACCTGAGATGTCAGCAGCACCATTCATATCAATAGTAGTAGCAGCAATCTGTATCTCTGTGTCGGCTACAATGTCTAGCTGACCATCTGCACTAGAGTTAATAAAGATAGCAGCATCACGAAACTGTATCTTCTCTGTAGTAGCAATAAGTATGTCATCAGAAAACTCAAAGTAGTCCTCATCTTCCATCCACTTTAATACACCATCATTACTTTCGCCATCAAAGGTTACTGTAATGTCTGTGCCTGAAGCACCATTACCCAACGTAAGGGAAGTACCAAGCAGCTTAGTAATAGGGCCACCTTCTGCAGTAGTACCATCATGCGTATGCCCAGTACTTGCAGCAAAAGCGGCTAGAAGCTGGTCAAATTCATCATTAGTATGATCCGCTGTAATGGTATCTCCATCTGCGTATGTTGATTGTCTTGTGTATGTAGCGCCCATCTAACGTCTTGCTCCTAATTGATACTCTAGCTGAAATCCCTTAAGGGAGTAAGGATTGCTTTGCCCGTCATCTTCTACCCTTAAAACAACAGAAAAACCTGAACCTTCTACTGACTGCCTATCAAGAGGTTCTTGACCACCTCCATAAGCAAATTGAGTTGTACTAGAAGTTGTACTATATTCTGCAGTACCGTAGGATGCTGCTAAATTAGATGTGTCAAAAGGGTATACCGCTGGCCTTGAAGAGTCTCTATTTTCGTTATCATATCTTACAAATAAATCTGTGTCAATACTTCCTTCAGGCTTGTAGTTAATAATAACTTTTTGCATATGTTTACGTATGCCGGGGTCACCAAAAGACATATCAGGACTTCTATATTTGCCTGCTATAATTGTACCATCAAAAGTACTTCCTACTTCTTGTCTTTGTATAAACCCACTACTGTCACCATGAAGTACAATCACATCCCCTGCTTCAACAAAGGAGTCGGTACAAGTAGTTTGTAATCCTAGTAGAGTTGAAAACTCAAAAGCTTCTTTCTTAAGGACACAGACTGCCCCCCTAGAAAGACTTTCTGACTGTCCATCCTTATTAAAGAATATTCTATACTGTGTTTTATCTGGTATAACTACGCTGTCAAAAGAACCTGCGTCCCTAATATTTTCATCAAATATAGATTGAATGTTTTTACTAATTGTACCAAGCTCTGTGTCACCAATACGTGCAGTAGCAGCAACAGTACGTAATCCATCAGGGCCAAGGAAGATCAAGTCACCCGCAAATTCCTGTACGGTAAAGCTATTAATGCAACCAATGTTTCTTGTTACTGGTTCCACTGAAAAGTCACTAAGAGTTGAGCCTGTAAGTTTAAATATTCTATTCTCACAAAAGATAAACAGACTGTTACGAAAAACTTTTAGTGCAACTACTGTATCGTCAACCTTAATACTACCTGCACCATCTCCCGCATTAAAACCATCTTCATCAAAAGGCTCACTAAAAACTATCTCTTGTGGTGTAGTAGATTTACCAGCGTAAAACATATGATTTCTATATGCAGCTACAACGGTAGAACCTGCTACTGCGCTTGCACTAACATCAGATGCAGTCATAGAAGAGTTAAATATTACTGGAGCATTAACCCCATCTACACAAATAAGTTTTTCGTTGCCATCAAAGTTGTAACGTTCAAAGTGATACTTAGTAGCATTAGTTCTGCCTGTATCTCTTTGTGTCCAATCCTCAGATAGTACATTACTTTTTATGTGTGCTGCTGCAGTAGTGCTTGAGGTAGCTCTAGTAACACCTGTAAAAGAACTTGAGGTAATACCTGTATAAGTAAAGATTTCAGAGTTGATCTGTAGAGAGCCACTAGAAGAAAACCCTGAAGTAGAATTAACAGTAATTTGTCCAGCACCTGTCATAGCTGTATTTGAGGCAATACGAATTGTTAGCGTAGTAGAAGCAGAAGAGTAAATTCTCTCTCCTCTAGCAGCTACTACTTTGTTTGCAAATAAAGTAGACATTAAAGGCTCTTCAGCAGTACTACTTGTAATAGGAACTACTTGATTTATAAATTTACTAAAGCCATTAATTCTACGATAACCACCTGAGATGTCAGGCTCAAAGTTTTCTAATTCTATTGCCTCTCCCGGTTGCATTAAAAAACTAGAACGGTTTAAAACTAAACCGCCCTCACAGTTAAATGCTACAGGTTGTACTTGAGAACTGTCTGGCATTAAAAAGGCACTCCAGAGGTAGGCATTGTTATAGCTGTGGATCTAATATAATCATACTTATTAATTAACAAGCTCTGGATGTTCTTGATGCCATCTTCAAAACGCTCAAAGTTAAGCTGGTACTGTTGTACCTCGCCTCTGTATTGATACAAGAATGCAGCAGCACCGTCTGTAATAATAGGTTTAAATCTATCTGGGATTGTAGTAGTGTCTCCGTGTGCAACTAAGTCATCAGGAAACGTAAAGTAATCATACAGTAATGTATACTCTTTATCAGGGTAAGGGTAGAGCAAGTAGTTGTTATCAAGTGTACGTACAATTATTTGTGGCATACCACCATTGTCGAACTGTGTAACCACTACACCAGTAGCGTATGCTGCAGCTGTAGTGCCGC